ATATGAATGAACAAGAAAGAGAAAAAACAGCAGTTTTATTGGTTGTGTTGGGTCTGATGAAGAGGTTTGATATTACAGTGGAAGATTTGAAGTTCTTCTACAAGGACCTTGAAGTGTGGTTTGATACTGCCATTGAAGGTGTGAAGAAACGACAAAAACGGTGTAGAGAAAACACGAAATAAATAGAAAAATATATATTTGACTACAATAATAAAATAAGTAGAGGTGATTATAATTGCTTCAAAAGAAAAAGATCTGGAGGAATTGGTGATGAACCTGAGCAAATCAATTCTTGACCAGAAAATTCTAAAAAGATTACAAGAGATTTCTCCCAAAGAGAAAAAATCTATTCTTAAACAGCTTGGACATAACAAGCTTGCACCGAAAGAGTATGACTTTGATTTTGGTGAAACACATGTGAAGATAGGCGTTATTTCTGATTCACACTATGGAAACAAACACCACGACTATTTTCTTGAAGCAAAGATATTCAAAGAGTTCAAGAACAAGAAAGTGGATTTTGTTATCGATGCTGGAGACCTGCTTGACGGACATGATATGCACTATGGGCAGTTCTGGGAACAGTCAGATGTAACCTTCGAAGGACAGAAAAAAGACTTCTTACAACATAGACCTTATATTAAAGGAGTGAAACAGTATTTTGTATCTGGGAATCATATGTATAACGGGTTTGACAAGAAGCTTGGGTTTAATAGTGGTAAAAACATAGCGGATTGCAGAGACGATCTTGAATGGCTTGCTGATGCAGAGGCTGATATAAAGATCACTTCTAAGTATAGAATAAAAGTTATACATCCTAATGACGGGATGAACGCATACGCTATATCTTACAAAATCCAGAAAAAGTATGAGGCTATGGGTAAAGACGCACCCGATTTACTCATTGTCGGGCATTATCACAAAGCAGGCTTTTTTCCATACCTGGGAGGGTATCTGCTTTTACCAGGCACTACAGAAAGCCAGACAAGCTTCCAGAAAGGTAAGGGAATCTCTGTCTCTATGGGTGGCTGGATAATAGACCTGTACTTCAAGAAGAATAAAGAACTATCAAGGATAACCGCAGAGTTTATTGTAAAATGAAAGATATAAAAGGACTACAAAACGAGGATAAAGATGAATTATTAGAAGAGATTACAGAGGCTGAATACTATAGAATAATTTATTCTTATGTAGATCTGTTGGATAATACTAAATATAAACTTATAAAAGAAGTGAATGCGAAGATTACAGAGTATGATCGTCAAATTACACAAATAAAACGGAATCTTGAGAAGCTTAAACTGTACAAACAAGATCATTATATCAAATACTACTATGACCATAAAAAGAAGGATGTCGTTTACAAAGCCATTCCGAAAGAAAAGATAGGTTTTAAAAATGAGTAGCTCAATAAAAATCATAAAAAAACAATACGTGAACGGGTTTTATCTTCTTACCTTTAAATTCCCTGACGGAGATTCTATTGAGTTTATGACTTCTGAGACAACATATAATTCGTTACCTTATGGAGAATATTTCTTGGATGGTAAGAATGGACAAGGCTGAGAAGAAACATGATGAAGGGTTAGAGAATATTGTAAGAAGACTTATGTCAAGCAAGAATGATTATGTTATCTTTAGGAATTATAAGTTTCATCTAGGTAACAGAGTGCTTGAATCTGACGTCATAGCTTTCCATAGAGACTATGTTTTGATTTTTAAAACCACTAATAAGAAAAAACACCGTCAGAAGGCTTTAAAACAGCTCTCAGAAGCAAGAAAACGTTGGCTTGGGCATTATGATAATCATCACATTAAAACATTCTATGTGTATGAAAGAGGTGTGTACAAATGGGTTTGGTAGATATTGTAGAAATGTTCGAGAAACGAAGAAACAGACTTCTAGGTCTTATAGCAAGCGAGATAAGCGATGATGCAGCAATAATGGGATATGAGTACTGGAAAAGAGAGTATGAGAATAATAAAGCAAAGAACGTACCTGACGGTTACGTTGATACATGGGCTTACGAGTATGCACAGTCAAGACTTCTTGATTACTATACCAAACTTAAAAAGCTTAAATTCTATTTTGAGAGGGATGACAATGAAAAATAAATATCTATACATGTTTGGTCCTGTGGGCGAGGTGGAGAATGAATACCTTATAAGATTCACAGGAGATGATCAAAATCGAAGATGCAGAGGGACTCGAAGAGAAGGTTAATAAACACTATACACCTTTGGAGTATAAGATCGCATTGACAATATACAGTGAACAACACCCTTACCAAAAAGATAACCTTGATTACTGCATAAGAATACTAAGCAATCCAAAGACAGAAGAATGGAAGTATAAGATGTGGGAAGAGGAATTTTTTAAATTATTATGTATGTACAGGTTGGATATGGGAGACACAATATTCAATATGTATCTTAATATCTATAATGCAATAAAAGACGGTGGTAAACATGAAAAAAGCAATCAATAAACTGTTTAATATTATTAAGCTGCTTTACAAGTTTTTTATAGTCAGTACAGAAGGCAAGAAGGTTACCATAGAAGACGTGCAAAGAATACTGCATAGATATGCACCGACGAGTAAAATACATATAGCAGATTCTGAGTACTATCTGCCGAAGTATTCAATGATGGAGAAGATCGTGAAACTAATGCCAGTTAAATATATGAAGTATGAGAAAGAGAAGCATGACTGTGACGATTTTGCATTGATATTTATGGCAACAGTGAGACTTCTTCTTGGTAATTTTGCTGTGGGAGAGATATGGACACAAACACATGCATTGAACTTTTTCATTGACGAGAGAGAAAGAGTATGGCTTGTAGAGCCACAAACAAACAAGATTTTTAGACCTTCAAGTAAAGAGATTTATAGATTCATAAGAATATAAGAAGACAGGAGTATGTTATGAGAACTAGCTTTTGTGGGCAAGGGGCGGGTCTCCATACTCCTGTCTGTGAGTATTAATATTCTTTTAGAGCATATTCTATAGCTTTGAGTATTGCTGAGCTTATTACTCCAGCCACGCCTGCAGAGAGTATATTGTTGCTTACAAGCTCTGCTATGAATGCTGGAACAAGCACATATACAGCATTCTTAAAAGCACTCCAGAAATTTTTGCTTAGCTTGAAACCTTTGAATGCGTGTAACGGATCTTTGAACAAGCTTGGACTTTTAACTTTTCTTGGCATATGATCACCTCGCTATTTTAAAGCCGCCCAGACGCTTATGGCTATTGCAGCTATACTGAAAAATATCCAGACAACATATCTAAGATTGAAATTTGCCTGTTTACGTATGGTTGCACATTCTGTTTTCATTACCACACTATTCTTAATCTCTGAGATCTGTTTTTCAATATTTTCTATCTTGTCATAAATCATTCTATTAGTTATTCGTATGAAGGTTTTATCCCCGTTGTTATTCTCGTCATTCAATGTACATCACCTACTTGTATTGTAAAGATAAACTGTCTAACCTGGCATCTGGGTCTATTATCCTGACTCTGATAATAAGATTCTGTCCTGGATAATCAAGATCTGTGCGTGTTTCCCTATTTACAGAAGTGTAATTAATACCATTATCTGCTGAAACATAGACGGTTATTTTATCAAGCTTATCTCCGTATAGTTTTAAATATACTTCACTCACATTAGAAGTTGTTGTTCTTGTTTCACTTATCCAAGTACCGTTTGTCTCTCCTGATTGAAGTTTTAGATAACCATCAGAGATTTCTGTGCTTGAATGTGTGCCTGAGTCTTCATTGAACAAGAAATCATAAGAGTGTTCCATCTGGTATGGATTGCTAATGGTGGCTGATGAATCTTCTTGTTTCCGTATTATTTTCTTTAAGACATGTTCTATCTTTTGCGGTTCTTTGTTTATGGTTACCTTTGTATATATCCTTCCACTGCTGGCTTCTATATGATGTTCATACTCAAGTATAAGATAACTGTTTGGTGCAATGTTATGAGTGGGAGAGGATATGTTTATTGACTGACCTGGTTGTAAAGTAGCAAGCAGTTTTGATGTCACGCTACCAACGATTGGAGGATCTTTAAGCTTGTTCAGATAGTAATCACCATAATCTTTAGCCTGTTCATATGTTGTCAAGTTCTCATTATTTCTAAGATCTTCCTTCCTTCCATATTTAGCTATAGACTCAGAGTCAGAAGCAGTATATAAGACCTGTATCCCATCAATGATAGCACCATAGACTTTTATGACATTCCTTACTTGGGTTATGTCTGGTGCAAAATCTGATACATTGAACAGATTTGTGCCTTCAACAATGGCTTCACTAACATTACGTTCTTCACCCTCTGAGAAGTAATGACAATCAAGATTACAATCTATGTAAAAAACATAGCCTGAGTATGCACATAATTCTTCCACACAATCAAAGAATGGTTTTTCTGACCAATTCACGCTTACAACAGTAGATTCTGTCTTGACATTGTTCGTTGTGAAATCTGAGGCATACTGTAAAATGATAGACTTCAGAATGTCTGATGTTGTCATGTTTGAGTATGTGCCTGTGACCCTTATATCTTTGAGTCTTACAGCTTCAGATCTGCCTTTAATCTTAATCATGTTATCAGCATGCGAAGGTTTTTCTATCCTACCTCTGAATCGTAATGTTGTAGCAGTAGTATCATAGTCACAATAAAATCTGAATATCTCATTACCTGTCCATTTATCAGAGAACTCGTTATTGACATTAAACACCTCAGCCTCAAAACCACCTATGCTCTCAGTAGAACCGTCTTTTATGACTAGAGATTTTATCTTGGTGGTTATGTCATCTATAGTCCCATCACTACGTTCAACAGTGATTTTATACACTGCATCATTCAATGGAGGAATCCAGCTTCTTACCTTCATATGTTTTAAACTTCTTACTGCCATTTTAACTCAAAGCCTCTGAACATGTACAATCTTCACAACAACCTCTGAAATAAAACTCTGGCTCGAACATATACCAATTAGTATAGCTACAGCTATAATTAGCCCAGAACCAAAGTCCTGTGTTGTATAATAAGGATTTGCTGCTAAGCAATTGATACCACGTGTTCTCTGAGCTTAGCTTGATAGCATTGTTTACATTATTATCTGTTGATACTGCTAAGGTTACACAAGGCAAGCTATCATTGATAAGTATTGAGAAATTCATTGGGTCTGTAGCTCCAAGCATGGTTATGTTAAGCAATGGTGTGTTTGAATCCTGTCCGAAAGGTTCTACGTTCTTATCACTGGGTGTTCTTGGCATGAACTCTATATAATTAACCCCGCTTGGTAAGCTATAGTTCCAATTACTATACCTTACAGGCACTGATAGGGTTACTGTGCTATTAGGATATGACTCATTATACACAGTAAATATTACATCACCATCACCAATATATTTCCATGATGGTCTTATTGTCAAAGTTCCGTTTATGCCATAGATTGTGAAATTAACCTGTGTAGGATTATCTTTTACTATCTTCGAAACATTGTCTTTAATAATAAGTATTCTTGAGATGTTCATTGGTATGTTTATGTCAGATATATTAAGCATGCCTGCTGTATCACTCTTAATATTTATCGGCACATTATCACAGAATAGCTCTGTATTAACATCACAATACTGATTCCTATTAACATCCAATGAATCACATGTGAAGGTAACATTGTATGTTGTTGATTCTGTGACATTACCTGTCATATTCCATTCATACACACCATCACCACCAGCATCAACCTCTATGTTTGAAGGATAGATATTCTTTATGTCGAGCAAATAATTAATGATGTGTGGTGGGTTTGTGTCTGTGGAAGTGCCTCTATCAATATCTGCTTTAAACGCAAGCACATTGCTTGTCCCATCAAAATTTGTAACAGTGTTATTAAAGGCTTGTTTCCATGTTGTTCCATTATCATCACTGATGTAGTATCTGATAGAAGATCCTGAAGGCTCGAAAGCATCAACCTTGAAATATACAGATATTATTTTCTCTGTTGATAATTGATGAATATCTAAGGCTGTGAAGTTTACAGTAGTGTTATAATAATCCGAAGGTTCTCCATTAAAGTATAACCCTATACCACCAAGCTGGATATATGATAGATAGTTATAAGCGTTAGCATTTGATGTGCCTTCCATTTTTATTGAAGATACGGCTTTAGTTCTAAGATAGAAGCCATACTTCTTACTTTTGTCAATAGTTATGGATGTTGAGTACACTCCATTCTTATAAACATCATACGTTGAAGAGTTCTCTGTCCTGTTCATTATTATCGTCATAGTACCGCTTGCAGAGTTATCGTCTGCATCATCAGATGTACACCCTCCATACGCAGACCTGGAATCTATGGTTGTGAGTACTCCATCAGAATCTCTAAGATATAAGTATGCATAGCCTGTAGAAGTTGCTGATGTGCCTGTACAGTAAGGGTTAGCATATGTGTTACATCCTCCTCTAACAAGATATGTATAGTTTAGCTCTATATAATCATAATTGCTAAGATCTATGTCACCATCATAATAAGTGTATGCAGTAACGCTTTTATCATAGATGGTTGTATCCGAACAATCCTTCGGTCTTGAGCAAGATGTTACCTGTAAAGCGTATAATCTTGAATCAGAAGTGAACTGATAATTGCTTGGTGTGCCTGAACAGTATCCGCCAGAGCCACTGCTTCCTGTGCCTTTCTGCCAGTATGTTTCTCTGTTCGTGTCTGTGAAGTTCTCCCAAAGCCAAGTATGTGTCAAGTCATTGTTATAATGGGTTACATGGTTATCATTAAGAAAACCTTCATAGAATCTGAAAGTTTCAGTGTTTGTCGGCACAGAAGTTATGATAAAACTACAATCTGCATTACTGTCTCCATAAGATTGTGCTGAATGGTTTATATGTATTGTTTCTATGTCTGCACTTTGGAAGAATAATGTTGTTTTTGTAGAACCATCACTAAGCCTGTCTATTAGCTCATTAGCACCGCTAATATAATTATTGGTATCAACAATCTTATTATCTCCTAAGAAGATTGAGAAATTGAACATTCTGCCTATGACATTTATAAAGAAGAATAACCCATCCTCAAGCTCTTCATACTTAGACACGTTCATTGAAACACTATGATCATGTTGTGAAGAATAGTCAAGACTCTTGCTTCTATCACCATCACTGAATTTATCTCTTGTTAGATATGATACATTAGCAAGTATTGATGTGTTTATATTATTACAATAATAAGTATCCGTCATTGAACTTATGTTTACACAATATCCTATGCTTGTATCATTAGTTATTATGCTTAGATTTATAGGTGTGCCAATCTCAAACTTATTCCCATTAAGAGTTGTTAAATTATATTCAACGCTAATTTGTTGTATTGGTTGATAAGGAGAGTCTTCTGAAACATTCATCCAAACATATGTACAACTATCATTTAAAATTCTTATATAAAACCCGTCTTTTTTTGTTACAAATGTATGATTATATATCCCTGTAAGATTTACGAAATTCTCATTACTTCGTGAGATTTGTATGTGCTCAGATGGACAATCACTTTCAAAAACAACATAACTAAAATTTATTGAAGCATTGTAAGGACCATACACATTAACATGTCCATAATTATGAATTTGTAAGATGTCATCATCTTTGAAAGTCTTACCATTATATATCTTGACTTCATCAATTTGTCCATCAAAGTAATTTATAGGACCACTACCACCGCTGTATGCACCAATTCTGCTTCCTTTACTTATTGCTGCAGCAGAATTTGTCCAAGACGGGTTTGAATCGTTAAGTCTGCCATTTAGATATACTTTTACACCTTCTGTAGATGATTTAACGACAGCGAATTGATACCATTCCCCTGCAGTTATGCCTTCACTGCAAATAGTTTTTGCTCCAGCACCGTCATTAAAGTTGTAACATATGGAATGATTTGCATAAAGTAAAATGTCATGAATATAACTATTTCTCATTGATAAGATTCCACTATAAGTTGAAGGAAACGAACTTACATTAACCCAAACCGACCATGTATAATCATTGTTTTGCGTAGCTCCTGGTTGCACATCAAAGCGGTCAAATTCTAAGGATACAAATTTGCTTGAGTTTGGTGAAGAATCTCCATGCGTATTAAAAATAGGATAATCAAAACTTTCAGAAACACCATTATTTGCTAGGTTTGCACCGTTCCAAGAATCAGACAGTTGATGTAAATCCCAATAATGTGCATTCTGATTCATCGTTTCGTTATAACCAGAGCTTGTTATTATGGTGTATTTTCTAAGCTCATGACCTAGGAAAGGTATATGTAATTCTACTGCAAAATTATCAAGTACGTTCTTCCTATGCACGCATTGTCTTATTTTGTATGTCTTTCCTGGTTCAAACACAAAACCTTCAGTATAATTTATCCACCCGCTTTGCTCTTTGTATTTGGTTGTACATATTCTTTTTGTTGTGTTGTATGTTCCGTTTATGTCTTTTTTAGTATAAGTCGTGTAATAACATTCCGAATAAGGCACAATAGATTTGTTCTGAACATAGATCTCAAAACTCTGGTAAGGAGATATTTGTCCGTAAAGAACTCTTGCCACAGGCTTTAATTTTGGCTTATATTTAAGTTCTGTTGGATTAGTATATTCTCTGTAAACACAAGCTGTTAAAGGATCTTCCCAGACTATCTTACTGCTCTTGACAATATCTTTCTCATACACAGGAAGAAATGTTGGATCAAGAGGTCCTACTGACCATTTAATCTCGTCTTCAGGGTTAAACTTCTCTGCTATAATACGTATGCTATAATTCCTACCTTTACTGAATTTTACAGCATATTTAACCCTTTTTGACCATGTCTTGTTAAGATAGATAGTCCTCCAAGAATCTCCCCAGCTACGTTGGAGTTTCCATGATTTTACTCTTGGCTTGAACAGTATTGCTACTTGGTCTCTGCCAAAAGGATCATACCCTTCTGGATAGATATATATGTCCTCATTAGCTGTGAAGTTTATATATGCAATGCAAGGATTATCAGGTGTCCCTGCACATTTAAGATCTCCTGAGTATCCTGTGATTGTAATAGAGCCTGTTAATGCTAAGAAGGCAAAGATACCAATGATGAGAGGAACGCCTACCATAGACATCTCTACAAGCCAACGTTTTACTGTCTCAAAATAGATTCTTCGTGACATCACATATCTACCCCTTTTATTAGTGTGAATTTAACAATATACCCAACTTCACCATCATATTTATCAGAGTTATCATCATCAATGACTTTTCTTACGTTAAGCTTTTCCATATTAGCAGTGAATGTCTTACCATCCCATTGAACTGTGATAACCCCACCAGCTTTGAACATGTTTACTAAATCATCTTTCCTGTCTGCAATGTCTGAATGAGTATCTCCAGAGTATGCACCTTGTGATATATAACCATCAAAATTGAATCTTTCTTCTATTATAAGCAAATCTAATATTTTAGTATTTTGAGGTCCTGAACCCCAATTCTGTTTCTGTGTTGGAGTTGTTATAGATGTTAGCTTTTTAACCAAGTTATGCTCTGGCTCTCCATAAGTATCAATAGTTAATTGAACTCCATCCTTTTGTAGTATAACATTGCTTGTCATTTTAACCACTAGATATGTTTAAAATAGTATCTCTTTGTTGTTTTGAATGTTCTTCTAACATTCTTTCAAACTCTCTTTTATCTGAAACATTAACATTGTATGTATTATTTAAATAAACAACATTGCCATTTCCTAAAGGAGGTCCAACTTCCCCATATCTATAAGGTCCAACTCTACCTATTGTGTTCATATATTCTTCAGCAGTTAAATTTTCTGGATAAAAATATTCTGGATTATATTTACTTTGTTTCTTTTTACTAAATTTAAAATCCAATGCAACTAGTAATATAGCCGCTAATGGAATGGTTATAATTCCTGCAAAAAATGCTGACGCAGCACTTGCCCCTAATGCAGCGGCTGAAAGAGCAACACCTAAACCTGCAAAAAATGCTGCTAAAATATCTCTCCATAACTGTACACCTTCTCTTTTAATGTCATCTATAGCGATATCAAGTGCTAAATTTAAAAACAAAAAAGCTCCTGTTAATTGTATAGTCCCTAATTTAGACACCCCAAGTAAACGTGATAATCCAAGACCTTCTGCTAAAGCAGCTCCAATATCATTCCATATTTGAATACCTTCTTTTTTCAATGCACCAACAGATATAATTACACCTATTGTTATCGTGCCTAACGCTACTATATTTGATAAATTACTAAATAATTTAGAAGCTGCATCTGCTAAATCTTTTATAACTTCAGGTTTACCAAGTATAACATTCAATGCTTGTAATCCAAGAGTTAACATACTTACAATATAGATTATCTTTCCAAGTCCTAAACCAAATAATGTAAATAATCCAACCACTTTTTTAATAGGTTCAGGCAAATCATTCATAAAACCAATAAGGTCTAAAAAATAAGGAAATATAGCGTCAAGAGCTGGAAGCATAAATGTTCCCAAAGTTATAGACCATAAATCAGATATTTTTAATAAATCCGCTGCAGGTTGAAGAATTTTCTCAAAAGTGTTTGCTACATTCATACCAAAAAACATAGTTCCAAGAAACTCGTAATTTAGCATCTTGAAAGCTGATTTCTGTCTTTTTGTGTTTCTTGTTACGTTTTTCGTAGTTTTATCTAACTTATCCATATTTTTGGCAGTTTTTTCAGCACCACCATTAATTATTCTTGCTTCTTCCTGGTAAATTACTCTAACTATGTTATCAAGAGATGTCATTTCAACCGCTTATTTTTCCTTTTTAATTTGTCGTATTCTTCTTTTTCTTTCTTTTTACGTTCTAAAATTACCTCATACAGCCTCCAAAATAATGATAAAGGCATGTTCTTAAATTCTTCTAAAGGTATCCAGCCATATTCTTTCATAAATAAATCATATATTTTTACTAAATCCGAGCCTGTTAAAGGCTTGGATTTATTGTTTGCTCTTATTCTTATTAGCGGATTCATTGTGTATCTTTCTAAATTCTTCTAACTTTTGTAGTTTTTCTGCGTCTTCTTTACGTAGTGAAGGCATATTTTGTTCAATCACTGCGTTTGTCAAATATATCAAATTCTTTGTAACAAAGTTAGCTTGCTCGTCTTGTGAAGCATCTGGTAATATTTGCGTTTCTACTGTCTTTGCTACCATTCGTGATACTGCATTTTTTATGTCTTCATCTTCAGCTATCAAACTGAATATTTCTTCTCCGCTAAACGTTTTTGTGTTTTTTTTCGTTTTCCAATCATTAAGTTTTTTAAGTATGGTAAGTACGTCACCGATAGATTCAACACCAAGAGGTTTTACTACTTTCTTACATCCAATGAAATCATACTCTTTACCAATACCTAAATCACGATTTACAGCTTCTGACTCGTCACTCATTTATTCCACCTCCGTTCCATCAAGTCTTCTTTTCTTTGGTTTTGGTTTCTCTTCGTTAAGTTTAGCTTCTATGTCAGCAACTCGTTTTTCAAGCTCAGCGATAGCTATCTCGAGATGTTCTACGCCTGTAGGTATGAGACCGTCATAAAAATCCATTAGATATTTCAACGCCATACCTCTGTCTCCGCAAAACTCTTCCTCGCTGAACTCGAAAAACCTCTTTTTGGTTTTTTCTGGCACTCGATTTATACCAAAACCGTTCTTTATTCGTTCTTTCAATTCTTCAATCTTTTCTGACATTTTCATCAAATCACCTCAAATAGTTAAAAAAGTACCACAGGGAACTCTTAGCGTGCACCTCAAGGTACACTGTCCCAGTGGTTTTACCTTTTATTTAATTAAAATTTAAAAAGATGTTACATCAGGTAACTGAACACTTCCATCGGTTGATTCCTCTGTTTTATTTGGGTTACCATATTTGTCAAAAGGAGCCCATTTAAATGTTACTTCTGCTGAAAGTATCTTATCATCAAAAGACGGTTTATAGCTCGTCATATATGCATTAAATATCTGTACTCTGTATGCTTCTTCTCCTGAGTCAGGCGGTGTTGAAGCTTCTGTAGGTCCTTCAGGAAGTTGTGAAGACCAGAGTAATACAATTCTAAAAAGTTTTCTTTTATGGCTATTACTTACTGCTATTGGTTGAGTTGTGTCATCGGTTGCTTGTGGATGGAAAAATTGTATCATTCCATTACCATCAAGTCCTGCGTCTAATGGATATATCCTGAAAGTTATTCCTTCATCACCCATTGGTCTTCGTTTAATGATTCTACCACCGTTAACCAATGGAGAAGATTCTATGTCTTTCTCTCCCCAATCCATTGCAGTAATATCTTCTGTGATTGAAGCAAATTGTACTTCAGTACCTCCTTTTTCTTGTATACCTATAAGACAAAACTCCTGCCAACTACTTTCATTATTAGTCATTTTTAATCACTCTCCTTTGTTTTTTTAGATTTTTTATTTTTTATCTCTACAACGTCTACAACGAATAATCTTTCATCTTCAATCTCCTTATCCAGCATAACAAACTCAAATGGTCTTAAGACTATTCCTTCTTCTTTCAATTCTACAGGTTCTAATGAGATATTTCTTATCTTGTACATAAACATCACCTACTTTGTTTAATAGCTCTACGAACTGCGTATTTTAGTATAGCACCATATTTTCGTCTTGCCTTGTTTAAAGCTCTCGATACGAAAGGATCAGGAGTGACATATAAAAAACCTTTTACATATACAGGACTTCCAAACCTCGTCTTTACACCAGTTTTAGCATATCTCCTGAAGACTCTTGATAAGCCTGTTTTTATGAAATCTCCGTAATATCTATTCACCCATTGTGTGACTTGTCTTCCTCTTCTTAATGCCACATAATGAGGTCGCATTGAATCAAGCCATATGGCTTTCTGTGGCATAAATACCACAGACCTTTTTCTTGATAGTCTTCGTGCATTAATTCGTGAAGCCATAGTATTACGTGGGGCTTGTTTCTGTTGTAGCAAGAGCTGGGTTCTTATATAGTTAGCAGATATTTTCGCAAGCTCATAATTAGCGTCTTCTATAGATTTATTCATTTTCACGCTAAGACGTCTTACAAATCTATGAGCTTCTTCTAAACCTTCAACTCGTATCTCGTAAACCATTATGCCACAACCTTCATTCTGTATTCATATTCAAGCATGAATTCTGCTTCGTATATCTCATTACCTGACGAATCTGTTAGCGTGTCTTGTGAAGTTTTATTTAGCGAGATGTTTATTATACCAACGTCTTTTAGTGATTTTTTAATGCTGTTTGAATTAAAAGTTTTTCTAAGATCATTACAAATATTGAACATGTCTGTCCTTCCAATATCTTCTTGCTGATTAGCAGAACCATTACGTGCTGTTCTTACAACAATCCTATGTGACCATCTAAACAAGTGATGTTCTCCATTGATAGACGTATTCTCTCTTACATCTTCTGTTTTAGGAATCTCTACTATGATATAAGGAAGCAGATTAAAATCTATAGATCTTGAGAAAGGATCAGAATCATAGACAAACTTGCGTATTTTCTTACCTTCAACATCTCTAGGATCAGCAATATTGCTTCTTGTATCTATGATCTCAAAGATGTTATTAAAAGGTTGTGATTCTATTGTTTCGTATGTTACTTTGGTTACCATTTTGACCTCGGTCTGTCCAATCTACCGCAGCAGATTAGACATTGCTTGCTTTATGATTCGTATATTCATTTAATAAATTCTCAACATCCTCATCAAAGATGTTATAATCATTAATATTACCAATACTTCTACCATCTATAAGCTGTCTTCCAGCATTGCTTTTTATTAGATCCCTAGCAGTCATCATCAATGTAAGCTGTTTTATGCTGTCAGGGATTTCACTATTTCCCCAGATATAACTTGCTCTGAATCTGTTTGGCACAAGTCTTGGTGGATATGTGACATATGAAGGAGTATCAAACATATAATAATCATTATAAACATAAACTCTTCCTGTTTTGAGATCTATATCATAGTCTACATCTCTCTCAAGCACTTCCCATGTTGGGTCTGAACCTTCGCTTGTAGTGCTTATCTCAAACACGAAAGGATACACTGAATCTCCTGAAGAATGTGTTGAGTCTATGCCTGAGCAACCTGTGAAGGATGTTGCTGTCTTTCCTGTATAGCTTATCTTATCAGTCCCAATATTTATATAGCCTGATGAAGGAAAACCGTCAGTTGAAGAAACGTTGATTGTTGTATCAGATATTGATACATCGCTTGTGAGAGTAGTGGAAACATCAGGGAGAGGGAAATAGTTTAGATAGTATGTCCTATCATACTTTCCCTTCCCATCATGTTTCTCGTTGGTTACTTGAATATAATCAGGCGTGCTTTGTGTACCATCAGCCCAGTGATTGTTCGTCATTCTATCAATCTTCTTCTCAGCCTCAACAATAATCTGGGCTAGTTGAGTATCTGTTATCTGTAAAAGACAAAAAGAATACTTAGCATACAAAGTCTGTCCATCATATGTTGTATCTGCACCGTTTATCAGAGTTATAGTTCCTGTATCTTTATCTAAAGTGTAATCTGTATTCTCTGTAAGCTCTGTAGAGTCAGCATATATTGTATAAGAACCATCAAGAATGTAGGCATGGTCAAGATAGTATGTTGTAGTCCCAGAAGTTATTGTCCCTACGTTCTCATTACTACGTGTTGCACCAGCACTACGTGAAGGGATAGTACCCTCTATATTAAGAAACCTTGCTAATTCTAGTGTTGTTGCGTAGTGCGTGGTCAATTATTAACACCCTTTATGTTATTGGATATTTCACTATTATTAACTCATTACCTACACTTACAAAAATAAGCCTATCATTGCTATCTGGTGCTAGATTATCAATAGCACTTATGATAGCACTATTATCAGTAGCATCACAACGTGCCACGACTGCTGTCATTTAGTATCACCTTTATTCCTTTTTTTTGCTAAACTTTCTTAGCACTTTACCAGCAATGGAAGCATCATTCTCATCAACCTTGCCATCATTGTTCAAGTCCATATTTATAGACTTTTTTGCACGTTTTGCTTTGATCTCTTTAGCAACCTCTACTGTATTGTCCCCGCACACAGGACAATGGTTGAACGAGTCAAGCTTCTCATCACCTTCCCATGAACAGTTTATACATTTTCTCATGTACACCACCTTCCAAGTTTAAAATTAAATAAAAAATAAAAAATTAAAGTCTTCCTACAATGTCGCAGAAGATTTTTACACCTGAACCAGAAGATTCGTGGAAAGTTATTGTTCTTCCAGAGATTGTGTAATTAACTATTGCATCAGAGTCTTCTCTCTTTGTTATCAACACACCTTCTGGTTTTGAGAGCTTGCTCACATAAGTATATCCCTCATCAACATCAAGGAGTACATACTCATGAGCAAGTTCCCCTTCTACTCTACCATCAACAGTTACAGCCGTCATTCATACCACCTTATTTAGCTGTAATAATAGACGAATGCATAAGCTGTTCCTGTTGTTGCACCTGTCAAGATAAGCTTGTCGTTATCATGGTCATAGGTGTATGAGTCATCAACCCTTGTATTATCAGAGGCTTTTACTGTAACCTTTATACCGATGACCTGATCACATTCATCAGATGAAAGGTAGTTGCTCAGTAAAAACCAATCGTTCTGTGTTGCTTTTGTACCTTCAAGATAAAGCACGCTTATCTTTCTATTACTTCCTGAGATTATATCAACAGGATTTTGTATTTTTCCAACTACGCTTGGTGAAATCACCGCTGCGGTCATTTTATCATCACCTTCCTATTATTTATAAAAATAAAAGGTAAAAAAAGTTTTACCTTTAGCTTGTTGCGTTGCCATATATCATTACAAGTCTTCTTGGTGCTCTGTTGTAAACTGCGAAATAGGTTTTTATGAAACCTTTAACACTGTCACTGTCTTTGCCTAACATCTCTACGGTTGGTGGCACCCATATTGCTACTCTGTGTGTTTCAAGGTCAACTAAGAACCAATCGTCGCTGTTACAGTCAGTATCTTCAAAAATTGGGATTCCGTCAAACTCTGGTCTTCCTTCAAATCCAAACCTGCTTGATGTTGGCACAGGTCTTTGTGCAGCATCATAGATGCTTCTGAATAGGTCTGCCTGCACAGGGTTTGTGATGAATACCAGATTATTGATGTCAGCACCCTCTTTTAATGCTTGTCGTTTAGCAGCTCTTAGATTGCTAAGAGATATTCTTGCACTATTACCGTTGATGTATGTGTCGCTTGCACTGTCTGGTGCTAATTTATTAGATGAGCTTCTTGTAAGGTTATACAAGGTTGTATTACCAGCACTGTCAGCAATGTACTCAAAACCAATGATCTCTGCGCCAGTCTCAGCACCATTCTCTTTGAAAAGGTCTTGGTTGATAACCTTAAGCAAGTCTTCTGTAGCGTCTTTAATCTCTTGTGCTACAATATCACCAATAGGACCCCCTCTTGCTGCTGCAATCATGTCTCCACTTATAGCAAAGCCAACTGCATACTTTTTAAACTTTGTCATAAATTTCATTCTTGTTACATTACCAGTAGAGACAGCATCTCCAGTGTATGCTCCAGCGGTTGTGTTTGCAGCAGTCTTCAATGTGAACTGTACAAGGTTATTACCTTTGTTGCTATAATCATCTTTAGCAAGCAAGTTCCATGTTACAGTTTTCTGGTTAAGTGCGTTGTAGATAACAGGATCGAACACATCATTAAGCTCAGCAGCACTTAATAGATAATCAGTGTCTGTGTTCTGGTTGGTTGTCAAGCCCAATGCTTTGTATTCTAAGAATCTGCTACCACTGTTAATGTTATACTTTCTCTCAAAGACATCCTTTGTCTTCCAATCACCGTTGAACAATCCTTTAGACTCAGCAAATCTTGCTGCAATCCTAAACTGCTCATCGATTGGAATCTTGTTAGGATTCTTCAAGACTTCTTTGTATTCAATAAGCTCTTTTGTTTCAACAACATCATTAGATTCTGCTTGTGCTTTTGTTTCCACTTTCATTTTCTCCACCTGCTCTTTTAATTCTCTAAGTATTCTTTCTTTCATTTCTTGGTATTCTTTCTCTTTGGCTTCTTGCATCTTCCTTTCTTTAGCTTCTTTAAGAAGAGCAAGATCATCCTTAGAGATTTTTACCTCTTTTTCCTCAGGAGCTGATTCCTGAGCTTTTTCTTTAGGCTCTTCAGCAGGAGCCTGTTTTTGAACATCCTCTTCTTTATGTTCAACCTCCATTTTCACTACCTCTTCTTTTTTGTTTTTATATTTTTCAATAAAACCACTCGCATCAATACCAAACTTCTTAGCAGCACGTATTATCTTGTTTATGGCTTTCCTTCGTTCCTCAGGAGTTAATCCTTTGGTCTGGCTAAACCTTGCCATAGCATTTCTTACATGTGCTGCATCGAATATTGGAAGTTTGGATGATGATGGTGGATCTCTAGGAACAGCATAAAACTCTTCTACACTCATTCCTTTCTTTTTACGTATCTCTTCAAAATTGGATACTTGTGCTTTTTCTTCCATCTTAACATCACCAATAATCTCTTTAATCATTATAGCATGCTCATTCATTGGTCTGCTTGCTAATGTCCAACCATCAAGGATTGTCCCTGGTAAAAGTATCCTCTCAATGTAGTCTCCTTTATTAATCTCTGTCACTGCTCCTTCTAAGTAATCTCCTGTGGCAATATCTCTTGTTCTAAACTCAATAGAAAATGAATCAAGAAGATCATTCTCTATCTTGTATTTGATGTCTTCGAAGTCTGGTAATGTTTCATCAATGAGAGTTTCAACATATAAACCATACTCTCCATCAGGTAATCTATCAACACGAGCTGAACCTTTGATACCAACACCAACAGGGATTATATCTCTCATGTGATGAACTGAAACTTTGTTAGCTCTTGGCACACCGTTGTTGATCTCTTCAGCCCATTTTTCTAATGTCTCTTTGGAAATTCTGTCTCTGATGTAAATACCTCTTTCTTCGTCATAGAATCCTTCATCTAAATGAGTTGTTGCTATATAACCCCCTCTAATATAACCTCTCTTAGACTCTTTAATCTCATAACCAAAAATAGGAGAAAATAATGTTTCTTTGATTTTTTTAATGTGTTTCATCTTTTCTGCCAAGATAATCACCACTAAGTAGTAATTACTTTTGTAGTGATATTTAAACTTTTTGTTATTCGAACTCGCTACGCAATGCTTTCCTGTAGTTGAAATAGCATTGCTGGTCAAGCACACCATCTACAACGTTACACTCAAGAAAGCCTCCAGCAGGCAAAGGAACTTTTACTTTATCAACATCATTTTTTAAATCACTTCTATCAATAGGTTTCCAACCTTCAGCACAATACTTCTTGCCGACAGTGGTGTCTGTTCTCGGATAGCATGTCTTCTGTGTACTGCTTAGTCTCTCACAATGCATTGTTATATTACGTGAAACACAAACATGAGTATCTTCTGGTTGCGGCATTAGTCCTAGTATTGTAGTCATGAGCAGGATTGTTATTACAGAGTAGTTCATTATATCTTTCTTATCTACCATTCATATTTCACCCCTAACTCGTTAAAACCGCCAAAATTGACAAAATAAATCTCCCTGTCTTTGTTAAAGTGTATCTCTCTATTACTCCCAACAGCGTGTGTACACTCATGCCTTACATAAAAAGACAGGTTATCATACTTTGTTATTAGTCCAATCCCGTACTTTTGTAAGAACGGATTAAAATATATGCTATTCTTATCCTTCGTTGACCATGTTTCAAAGTCTCCATACAAGTACACAGCCACTTCTTTAATCTTAGTCTCTAAGCCTGCCTCTATGCCTGTCTTTATGACGTCTTCAGTACGTTTTCCGTATTCTATATCTTTAGGTAAGTATGATAATAATATGCTTCCTTTGGGCTTCACAGAGGCACAGCCTGCCAGTACTGATAATGATAATACAAGTCCGCATAGTTTCTTAAATGGTTTAATCATACTGCACCCACCACACACAAACACATTCTGTAACAGTTCCTGTTTCTGTTTTTGAATAACAATTCAGTAAATCACCTGAGTTAAAAGCAACATCACATGTAGAAGCTTGGTACATGGTATTTAATGATGTTACTTCTGCTGTATCACAATTTTGTGAGACACCGTTAACCCTAAGCTCGAAGGCTACATGATTACTTGCATCAGCAGCCCCAGAACACATAGCGGCTAATGCAACAACCCTGCCAGAGCATACTTGTGGAGCTCCTGTGGGCGTCTGACCATTGCCCATCGCTAGAGGTGCATTGCTTGTTATTGCACCTCTTTCAGACCAGAACGTTGCTGTCTTTGCATAAGGACATGATAATCCAATTAAATCGTCAGATACGAGAACATTACCTTCTCCAAAATATCCTGAATATTTCGCTTGATCACATTCAGAATCCGCAGAAAAATAACCCCCATAACAACGGTCGTTTGTTAAAGATGACCCTTTTGCAATACCTTTAACACCTATGTTATAAGAAGAACCGCTTGAACCTACAGACTCAGAATGTCCTACAACACCTATGCTCACAACTGTAGAACCGCTTGCATTAACAAAACCTTTACCATACAACCCTGCACCAGAGGTATCTTCTGAAATACCATATACACCGTAAAACCCTTCTCCATAAACACCTTCCGAACCAGCCCCTGTAGCTACACCTTTTATAGCAGAAGTACTACTTCCATCCGTTATTCCATAAATTGCATGACCTGGAGATGCTACTGCATACACTTCTCCTGTAACATTTATTCCATTATTTTCTACAGTCAAAGGTGTGCCTGAATAAATGCCAGAAGATAATTTAGTAAATTGTAAATTGCTACCTGACATGCCCAATAAAAATCCATCACCAGATTCACCACCTGAAAGTATAAGAACTCTCCCATTAACTTCTAATCTCTCATTCAACACTGATGAGGACATGCCTATAAACACATTACCTGTAGTAAATAAGTCATAACTTCCAAAGAAGTCTCCAGATAACCCAGCATCGCCATCTTCATTCCAATATCTATCATCAGATTCTGTCTTATTATACACTTCTGACTTGTTATAGACATTGTCTTTTGTATAGTAGTTGCTAAAATCTATTGAAGATAACTTATCATCTATTGTAAGATTAAGCTTTGTGTCATTGAAATTAATCTCCTCACTTATGACATACAAATACTCATCACTACTGTTCACATTGTTGGTTATGTTTGTGATGTTATAAATCGTGTTATAAGTGTTGTAGTTGTTTGTTATATTGCTCCCATTGCATGCAGAAGCGTTAAACCTCAGATACCCTTCAAAATCGTATAAATACGGTTCAGACTCGTTTATCCACCACACTCTATCAACATATATATTCGCATCAGGAATATATAATGTTGGAAAATATAAAGCAGAAGATGTACTAGTTAAAACTAAAAACGCTGTTAATAACATAAAAATAATGATGTTTCGCTTCATTTTAACTGTATGTGTATGATTCTCTATTATCCCAGACTTTATCAAAATTATTATTGCCCTTAGCAAAGGTTATGCTTACAAGCAAGTTTTTATTATTGTAATTGTATTTAACAATTAACCACACAGGTTCTGATGTTGACAAACCAGGCTCTGCCCAGCCCTGATACTCCAGCAAATTTTTATTATTATAAGCAAACCTTTCTTGACATTCTTTCACACGTGTTGATGTTGATGGCATTGTTATAACCTGTATATGTTTTTAAGATTGCTTAGCAAGACTTTATTATTCTCTAATTCCTCATTAGGTATGATTGTGAAATATACAAAGTCCGAACTCTTAAACCGCAGAGTTGTGAAAAGCTCGTTCTGTCGCATGAACACTCTTGGCGGCATGCCTGGATGATACGCCTTATCCTCTGCATAAAGTTTTATAAACGTCTGAAGGTCTACTTTTTGATCTGGGAATGTATCCAACTGTTTATGCTCAAGGAAAGCATCAAAGTCCAACTCTTTTATAGCAAGTTCTTTCTTGCTTCCTACACCATCAGGTACACCAGCACTATTCATTGTCGCTACTTGCTCATCACGTTTCCTTTTTGCTATATTATTTTTATCATCAGAGTTCTCAACCTCGTCTTTGGACAACTGCTTATCAAGCGTTGTTTTCACTGGCTCTTCTTTCTTTCTATCTTTCACATCTTCTGTTGTCCTGTTAAGGTCTCTAAGTAATGTCTCCTCGCTAAGCTGTTTATCAGCAATGCCAAGCAAGTCATTCTCAAGCTTTATATTATTAAGCCTAAGCTGTATCATTGTCTGCTCTTGTATATCTCTAAGCACAAACTTCTTATCAAAGACGATCTTCACACCAAAGTATGGTATGAACAATTGTGAGTTCATAGTGTCTGCAAAGATTTCCTGTGCAAACTCTATATTATCCCAATAACCCCTCTCTGAATTACCACCTGTATCATCTTTGGTATTCGTTCCACCGACTATGTATGGAATACTGCTTCTTGGGACTTGCCATTGCATTGCTAGCAAGCCAGTGATATATAATCCTGAATCCATGAACTGCATCTTGTCTATGGAGTTAAGCTCTTTCACATCTACATTGCCTGTGAATAGGAGATTACCATGCCTGTTTTCCACAAGCTTGTATTTCATAAGCTGTTCTTCAATCCTCTTGTATGCTTCAGAACCTGGTCTTACATCTTTAAGGGTTATGATATTATCTGGAGAACCTCCGTTCTTGTGTATGCTAAGAAGGTTCTGCCACATCTGTCTCAATAACTCAAGCTGGACAATGATGCTTTCTACAGGCGTGAAACCGTTAACCCTACCATCGACATATTGTAAAGTGAAATGGATAATCTCGTCAGTTGTAAAATCTATCGGCTGTTCTACGCCGACGATCTGTCTATAGCCTATGACATCATACCTGTCATGTAAGACTTCCATTGTTGATGATGGCACATACAAGTATTTTCGTGGCTTTCTAAGATCCTCATCAAAGTTGTACTTACGCACAAGGCTTGAGTCTATCTTAATCTCGTAAAGTATATCATTCATAAGCCTGTTCTTTTCTTTAGTCTCTATATTATGCCTCCGCACAATGTTTGCTAAGGCTTCCTTAACCTGTTTTTCCTGAAGCCTACCAATCCAGCCAAAGGCTTCACCTGTGATAAGCATATCTATTACCTGAGCAAGCATAAGCCTCTTAAGATTAACCTGTAATGCGAACTCGTTAGCCCTGAGAATTCTGTTCCTGCCTGAAGAACTAGGGTCAACGTTCTCAAAATGGTACTTGCTCACGATGTCCCTAGCAACCTTATTAGCTAAGGCTGTTAGTTCTGGGATAGACTTATACCATCGCATGAGATACTTCTTTTTCTGTGTCTGTGTGGAAGCACCAAAGTATGATTGTAGCGATGTGTTTATCTCGTTCAACATCGGCATGTGTCTCTGTATGGTAGAGTATGCCGCCTGGTTGTTCGTGAACACGCTAAACAGTTTCGTGAAGGGTTTTACCATTTTGATCAGTTGCTTATTTTATTTTTTATGTCTCCTATTATATCAAGTACTAACCATCTAAGCACGCCTATAGCAAAAGATAATGCTGTAAAACGTGCTATACCATGAAGTTTGAATATCACATACAACACAAAAGTCGATAATGTGCCGTATATAACTACTTCAAGCAACCAATCGAGAAACATCTGGTAGGGATTACGTCGTGGATGAAGATTCTCAAGATCTTCCTCAGTGATTTGGAGTATCCGCTGATGCCAGGTCTTTATTACTCCTATACAATGTTTTAAGTTGTTTATAAACTTTTCCATTAATCTAAGCATTAGCCTCACCCTATGTATTGTCGTTTATCATTCTTATCACCTTCATTGTCCTCTCCAAAGATTCTTCCTTCCTTCACTATGGCTTCTATCTTTTCCTCAGAGAAGCCCATGTTCTTTAACTGTTGTTCCTTGTACTTGAACTCTGCAATGGCAAGCTTATAATTATGCACGAGTATATCGTGCTGCACAGCCAGCATATCTTTCGGCATCGGTATCCCGTTCCATTGAATGGTAATCTTACCAGTATCAAGCTGTTTCTCTACCTCTTTAATCTCTAACGACATCTTCATCAGGTTAAGGAAAGACGCACGGATGTCGTTCTGCATCTGGATTTTATCAACAATCCTACCGTTTATCATAAACTGTAGCTCTTTCCGTTTTCTATCAACCTCTTTCTGCTTATTCTTTAAGTCTTGTTTCTTGGCTGCTAGCTTCCTTTTTTCTTTTATGATCTCTTCTATCTCTTCTTTTGAAGGTTTCATGGCTTTCGCTTTTGGCATTGTATCTCACCTTTGTTTTGTTTCAAATATTTCAACGTTGGTTTATCAGGATTATCCCTCCAGATTGGATGTATCTCTTTGCCAGTGTTGAAAGGACAACCTGGATAATCATAAGGAGACTCTGACCTGTACACGCATACTACAACCTTACCAGTCTTCTTAGAGACATCAATGACATGACCAAGCCTTCGCATGAAAATCCTGCACGACGTCTTATTACCATGCTTAACCAGGTACTTGCATTTCTTGATCTTGCCATCAAGCACATAGTAACAGCATCTTCCGCAACGGTTACAGGTTGTCATTTAAACCATCTATATGATTTTCAAAGTTGGAGTTATGATGTCTGGATTATCAGCAAGATATATCAAGCCAGCAATGGCATCCATGACATCATCAAGATCGTCTTCTTTCTCGTGGTGTATCATCAGATATCCACGCTGTGACTTCTTCATCTCGAGGTGTGAAGCCTGGTACTCGAACTCTTCACTCTTGATCCTATGCAGCAAGCCTTTCTCCATGTACCATTTAAATCTCTGGTACATGCCTGACTTCATAGGTCCAGAGAAAGTCACATTCTCTGGCTGTATGCCCACAGACTCGAACAATGGTGCTATGCCAGAGTTGCCTGTGACATCCACGCCAAAGACGGGCTGGATACCGTCAGCTGACCATTCCTTGAGATAATCCTTCACAGACTTCTCATAATGCCAGCCGTCAGAGGCATCAACGTCTGCCCCTACGACCCTGCTTATCGGATATCCCACAGGATATACATGGATTATGGGAATGTAAATATGATTAAGCTTCTCATTATGCTCATCAGGCTCTATGTAGCCACCGACAAGCACTGACTGGTCATGCTTACTGCCAACGTCAAGGAAGAAGAACGGCTGCTTGCCAACCATGCTTAGCTCTGTAAGCTTCGGATCATAGCTACGTTCTATCTCTTCCATGGTGAAGAAGTTCTTGCTGCTAATGCTTCGTATGGCTGCTACAGTACTCTCAAACTCCTGACGTGAGAGTTCTGAACGTAACTGCTCGAACTCTTCCACAGTATTACCAGGCTTGTCAAGATAGTTGAACACATAAGTATGCCATTTTTTTCTGCCAGAGTTCTTCAGTGTCTGCTCTTCAAGCTTGGCAACGAAACTCTCCATACCGTTAGGATTGCTAAAGATGGTAATCCTGCCTTTGGTAGAGTATGTTCTCGGCTGGGCTATCTGGTTAAAGAAATACTGCTGGTCAATGTCCCAGTACTCGAACTCGTCAAGATTAAGCTCGTGAAGGTCATACCCAAGCAAACCCTCTGTGCAGGGAGCACAGACAAGCATGTTAGTGTACATAACACTACCATCATCGTCTTTTATGTCTACGGTGATGACAGACATAGAGTCTGCGAGACCTTTCGACTCACGCCAGTCAAGACCTTCAATGGTGTTCAGCAGACCTTTAACCCTACGCATCTGGAACATGCTCTGTGGCAAAGACTTGCTTACTATGGCTTCGTTATGAGCATGACCATGGTCTATGATAAGATTATATGCTGCCTTCACATCAAGCAATAAAGATTTGCCAATCTGGTTGGCAGCCCTGAAAATCTTATACCTGTGAGGATCGTTAATGATCAAGTCTTGATAATCATACAGCCTACAAGGTTTACCATCAAGCTTGAAATGCATATAGCTGAACATTGTAGGGTCTGACCATATCATTGCATACTTCAGCTCGTCAGCATCCTTCTTCTGAAGAACATAGTCAACAAACTTAAACTTCAAATCATACAAAACAGGGTCAATGTCCTTCCTCGTGATGAAATTATTAAAGTCTAAACGCTTGTATATGCTCCTGAAAAAACGTAAGTCAAGATTCTCCAAATCAAAGCCCGAATAAGCAGAGCCTGAAGAATCAGCCGTAGTCAACATCGATCACCTTCTTATGTCTCCGCATTATCTTGTGAATCTCGCTGACAGGTATCTTGGAAGTATGCTCTACCTCTATCTTCTTCGGCGTCTCACGATCTATGCCTGCACTCGTGTACTTCAAGACATCACGCAAGAATAAATGCTGACGCTCCTCCAGCTTCCTATACTGCTTCTCTAACCTGGCACGATCTGAAGGATCATCACAAGAACGAATCCTCTCTGCCAAGATTCGCATCCCATCACTCTGCGATTCTATGAGCAATTGTAACTTCCTTATGTTGTAATAATACATCCATTCATTAAAAGTAGGCTTGGGAACATCAGAAGGTAAACTCTCTAATAACCTCGGATAAAAAGAAGCAGCATTCCGTATCTCACCATAATGAGAATCTATGAAATCCAAAACTATACTCGGAATCTTAACACTCAGTAAAGAACCAATACTGCGATACTCTGCTAAATCTCCAGACATATCAATTTTTAAGAAGTTAAACTTTATAAATTTTACTGTTTTTACCACAAAACAGTGACAAAATTTCAAAAAATTTCAAAATTCTTCAACCTCTGAAAAATCAGAAAAAATCAAGTATCTGAAAAATCTGAAAATGTACACAACTAAAAAAAAGCTATTTTCAAAAATTGGAAAAAAATTAGAAGGAAGGTAACTTACTCAATCCCCTTTCTGATTTTTACCTCCACCCCCTAGTGACAACATTCTGTTACTACTTGTTGGTGGTGACATATTTTTACTACTTGTTAGTGACAACTCTAATACTGTCACTATTCACCAGTGACAAGTGATACTTACCACTATCAAGTGATAACAAAGATTTACTACTCATCAGTGACAAATAAGATTTACTACCTTTTAGTGATAACATTATGTTACTATTTAGAAAGACCAACTTATATATAAATAATATATATTTGCTCAGAACCTTCATTTCCTGTGGAAATCTATATACTCTAGCACACAAATATTTATATAATAGAAAGTATCTCCCTTAATTTTGGAAAGTCATCATATATAAATATTTGTATTCTCCAGTATATAGATTATATAAATTTTTCTATACTCCAGTATATAATTAGTTGTCACTACTGTTTAGTGACACATTTTATAAATCACGACTAAATATGAGGCTAAATATGAGGCTAAATATGAGGCTAAATATTGGGCTAAATATTAGTGGTATGGTATGGTCTAGTATGGTATGGCTTGGTCTGGTCTTGTATGGTATAGCTTTGTATGGTATTGTATGCTATGGTATTGTATAGCATGGTATGTTATGGGTTATCATGTTATATCAGATATGGAATGATATGGGGGATAATGGAGCAGCAAATAGGGGAGATAATGAAGCAGCAAGAAAATAAACATATGTTTACCAATGGAAACAATGAAATGGTTAGTGATGGTTCTCTAATTTGCTGTTTTATACACAATCTATGATTGTGTTATAAAACAATCACAGATTGTTTATATTTTGCGTATATCTCTGATTCCTGCTGTTTCTGTGAAAAAAAAATGAAAAATAAGTATTGACATACTTACTCAAAATTTTTGTTGCGTAGAAACTGTTATTTTTTGTTTCTGTGGGCAAAGTATAGATTTTGCCTATTTTTGTGTTATTTAGATTATTTATATATACTCTAATATATATATTATAGTTATATACCTTTATTTCCTGTGGAAAAATTGTTAAAAAAAATATAACAAATGTTACAAGAATTATCACATTAGTTTGGTTTTGTTTTGGGGTTATTTTTTAGCATTCTTTCTTTTAGTTGTTGTAACTCTTCAGTAGTGAATTTTCTTTTTTTTTTTCGTATAGTCAGACCGTTATAATCAAGTTTTCCCCTGATTTCCAAAATAAAACCTTTATTTTGTGGGTTATCGGATACTAACACATCTGACAATTCAAAATATTCAGATTTTGCTAATTGTGTTATCCATTCTTGAAAAGAACAAGAGATATATATCTCTTTTTTGTTTATATCTTCTATTCCGCATTTCAGAACATTTATAATAAGTTCTTGTTCTTCTTTTTGTATTGTTGGCACTCTGGCATAGTTTATATTTATGTTTTTGTTTATCTTCCAATTTTGTTTATATATGTCTTGTATATTCATTGTACACATCACCACTATATTTATAGTATTTTTGAAATTTTATACTATACTTTACTGTTTTTATGGTTATATTTATATTTTTCTGTTACTACTTCATAGTGAATGTTACCACTTATTCGTGAACCGTAAAGTTTATATATAAGTTTGTCTTACTATTTGGTATGATGTACAAACCCAGACGGGTTGTAAATGACGAAAAGCGACGACAAGACCCGAAAGGGCACCACAACAAGAAGTGTCCTTTGTAATTGCTGGTGTTGGGAGTGGGAAAGCCCAACGACACAAAAAGGTAGAAAAAACCAGAACCCGCACAACTCAAAAGCTTGAGGCTTGCGATGGGATATAAGTACGGGGCACCCGCTACAGTGTCCTTAATCCGAAACCTACCAAAAGCCAATGAAAAGCTTTCTTAAATTAAGGGCATAATTTAAGATTTATTTGGGTTGTGTGAAGTGATGACTTCTTAACGCATAGTATAAGCTGGGTACAGTGAAAGCTATGCACAACATTAAACGGAACATGCAGATAGATAAACCTATCTGCTTTTTTTTTCTTTTTTCTTTTTAAAACATATAAGAGGTGGTGTTTATGAATCTTAAAGAACTTCATGAGTATTCAATAATGTATAATAGACTTATCAATATCGACAGAAGCCCTAAGTTTCAGGGTGAAGTCATAATATGGATAGGACCAAGATTCAGCTTAAGAAATGAATATTAAAACATCTACAACCAAATTTAATTGTATAAAAAATAAGGAGGTAGTAAAAGTGTATGAAATAAACGATTTTTGCCATAAGTGCGGATTTAGAATTTTCAGGAGCGACCTTAAAAGCGGATTTTGTAAAAATTGCAAAGCAAATTTAAAAGAAAGAGACGATTATAAAAGATTATGCAAGAATTGTAATCTTAAAATATAATTTGAGGTGGTAAATATGAAACCAACTAAAATTAGAGTGAAACATATGGAAAGTACAAGAGGAAATAAAATACCTAATCAGTTTATAATATACACTGAAGAAGGGGAATATTTCCAAAGCTATAACTCTGTAATAGCTTTCATAGATACCAAAGGAAAAGTATATCTTGATTGTGATAAATGGGATTATAGCAAAACAACAGGCAAATACAGAAACTTGTTTTTAGGAGAGACAAAGGCAGAAACAGAAGAGAAGATTAAAAGCGGAGAATATAAGCTTGTAAATTTAAATTGAGGTGGTAGCAATGCTTAAACTCTTTAATAAAAGAAATATTGAGTTTTTAACACTCACAGATTTATACAGGAAATACTTCAACGGACTGGATACAAGATTCCATACTCCTGTATTATTAAAAACATATAAATAAAAAAGGTGGTATATATGGATAGAATAGAAATGTATGAAAGTATATTAACATCCGTTCTTCACTGCGGATGGTTGGATTTACAAACATTAGAAAACTACATTAAGAAAGGTGAAGCCTGGGGGATTTACCTGGACATTGACGAGATAGCCGAGAATGTAATAGACCTTTACGGAAAGCTGGAGTTTAACGAGATTCTATACGGTATCATGGAAGCTATATTTAATAACCTTGTCGAGAGTGAAAAATTTACAGACAACGAAAGAGAGCTACTTTATGACAACTTTTCACCATCCTTGAACTTCTGCGATTCGTGGTTTAATAACCCGCTGGACGAGGCAGGAAACACAAGAGAAGAAGCTATACAAAAACTCAAAGAATGGGTTAAAGAATTAAAAAAATAAAGGTGAGCCATATGGGTGATTTAGAAACTCTTAAAAAGTATGTTTTCGACGAGATAAAACGAGTTAAAGATTTAATAGAATACAGAGAAAAAAGAGACGCAGAAGAGATTAAGAGAGAAGTCTTAAAGACAGACTCTAATAACGAGTTTGATATAGGGTATATCTTGGCATTAGAAGATATTGTGAGAAAAATACAAAATCTTATAAATAAAGAATGAGGTGGTAAATATGAGCAAAAAATTTTGTGAATGTTGTGGTATAGAGCTTGATAGTGAGGAAGGATACATAACAACCAGAATAAAAAATTTAACAGGAATACATAGATTCTGTGACAGTATTTGTTTAGTAGATTACTTAAAACAAAACAACATTATAAAAACAAGATGGATACAAAGACAATAAAATAAGGTGATGAATATGAAGGCAAAGTACAGGATAGATTTTAAACCGATTGATAAAGAAGGGAATAAAGCACAGTGGAGAGATAAGGATATAAAGGCAATGGCAGAGCTTGTTCTTGAGTTTGAAGACGGAACTATAAGAAAGTTTAAAGGCATTGTTGAAGAAGTAACGGAACATTGAGATATGATTTATCTTGGATATTTAAAATAAAAGGTGGTTTCTATGGACGATTTAATATATGAGCCTATGACAAAGTGCTTTTATTGTGGGTGGGTGAGCTATAAAAACGATATGGTAAAGTTAGACACAGGAATTTATGCATGTGAAGACTGTATAAAGAACAATAAAGAAGCAAGAGAAAAGGTTAAGGAAGAGTATGAGAAGTATAAACAATTAAGCGAACAGATGTTTTATGCATGGAAGAAATCGGCAGAGATACGAGCAAACTTTCTTAAAAAAATCTTAAACATGTGAGGTGGCAAAGGTGAGAAAACTTAAAAAAAAAGAGTGGATTAATGGAAACAAGATGTTGTTTGAAAGCGAGCATAAGACTTTTAACAAGTATATAAGATGTGTTTCACCAGGTAATGTACTGGGTTGCGGACAGACATCGTTGTACATAAGACCATACAATAAAGACAATGGCAAGTCTCAACAATGGGATTTGCAGAATTGGAGAGAACTACCTTATTACATAGAAGAATATGTGAAAAAACAAACAAAAACAAAGCCAGCAATACTTTATAAGTTTTGGTACAGGACAGGAAATAAACAAATTACTATCGGCTATGTTCTAACACGACCAACAAAAACAGGCTATGAACTCTTAGATTGCTGGAATACTGCAGGTACTTTGAAGTCTAAAAGCGCATTGCAAGAATGTATGAAGTATATAGTAGGAGAAAGATAGAGGTGGTTTATATGCATAAACAAAAGTTTACAGAAGAATATAAAAGCTATTTTGGGATTAAGAGGACATGTTCTGAATGCGGAAGAACGATGCCTTCAATATTAATCTTTAAGGACGCAAAACGAAGGAGAAATCTGTGTTCTGCATGCAGGCAAATGCTCGAGTATGATAAAGATAAATATCCAATTTAGAGGTGGTACAAATGTGTAAAGGAGTAGCTATATTAATAAACGATAAAGAAATATTGATGAATCCTAAAAATTCATTTCATAGTCATATAGTGGCTAATGTAGACAACTATTTGAAAATAAATGTGGTTTTTGATAACACAAAAAAAGAAGGGTATAGAATAGAAGTTGATAAACATTCCGAAGAACAAATCAAAATATATAAAAAAAAGTGTTTTTTGACGCCAACGGGCAAAATCATAAATTCGTATTTGAAAAGATTGAAAGAATTTTGTAAAGAGCATGAAGCAGAAATATTCAGGCTGTTTGCTTCAGGACTTCTTCAGTCGGCAAAGTTTGGTTATCAAGATAATTCTTCTGCAGAGTTTGGTGACCAAAATAATTATTCTGCGAAGTTCGGTAACCAATATAATTCTTCTGCAAAGTTTGATTATCAAAATAATTCTTTTGCGGAGTTTGATAACCAAGATAATTCTTTTGCGGAGTTTGATAACCAAAATAATTATTCTGCGAAGTTTGGTGACCAAAATAATTTTTCTGCAAAGTTTGGTAACCAAAATAATTCTTATGCGGAGTTAAAAAATATCTTCATTAAGAATATGACAATTAAAGACTCGAAGAAATGTACGGAATTAATCAAAGAGTTTTCAGAGAGTACGCAAGATAAATATACATTAACCAATTTTATTGAATGGTTACTAAAGAATAAAAAAAGATGATTATACAATTGTGTAATAATACAACCAAAAATTAAACGTTGTATATGAATTGTGTATGTATTTCACTACTCGAAAGTGAACCGAAAATATTATATACTTAAGCATCTACAAAGATTATTAGTAATAATGTGTGGTAAAATGTGGTGCAGCACATCTACACATTGAGGCAACTGTTCGGATTGTAAGAAGAGCTGCACCTCTTCTTACCATCTTTAAATATACACTGAATAGAGGTGATAAAAATAGCGAGAGACTTAGATTCTATGAATGTGTTTCAAATAGTAGATTATCTTGTGCGGAGCGGGAAGCTTAATACTTATAACCTCTCAGATGTGCAGAAGTATATGGAGATTAAACTTGACAAACCTAAGGAGTGATGATGATGTTTGAGATAGGGAAGACATACAAGGTTGAGCTTGAGCTTGAGCCTGAGAAACATATCATCTACACAGGAATAATAACTAAAGAATCAGAAGAGCATATCGAGATAGCAACAATACGACACGAGACCATCATCGTCAACAAGAATAGGATAGTACAATGTAAACTCCTTAAACAGAATAGTGAAGAAAAATGGCAGAACGAGTAAACATCTTCGAGGAAGAAATCCTACCAGAGTTCAGATTCAATTTTGAAGTGGGCAAAGTGTATCATCTTAAACTGTACGATTTCATTCATCCTATACGGAAAGTGCATTCTGGAGGACAACAGGCAACCATATATTTTGTCTGGGAGGCTGAAGCAATGAAGGATTATCCTGAGCTGGGTTTAGTCAAAGGAATAATGTATCAACAACAATTCCCAGCACGAAGCTTCCAGATTGCTAAATCACAATACTTCGCAATGCATCCTGATGTCAGGAAGAAAATTAAGCTTGACGAGTACTACATAGCAGAGCTGAAGTTTAAACGGGAATCTAAAAAAAAAATCACATTCATATCTCTAAACTTATCAAAAAAACAGGTGGTATAAATGTGGCAAGCTATAATGTATATGAAACCTATAGAAGTGAGAAAATTCATACAACATTTCAACAAGAAACATCCCGAGTATAAGGAACTTGTTGATAAGATTGGTGAGTAAGATGTCATTCGAGGATAAAGCACAAAATTAAATTACTAAATGGTGATAATAATGAGAGAAATTAAATTTAGAGCATGGGATAAGAAATATAAAGAGATGTTATACACTGGATTTCAATTAAATTGCATAGGAAATGTAATGTCAACTTTTAATTTTAGAAAATGGAATGGTGAAAGAAATAATAATCTAATACCTTTACAATACACAGGAATAAAAGACAAGAATGGAAAAGATATTTATGAAGGGGATATAGTACAAATCAAAAAACCAAAACACGTCTTAAATAATGAGATCGCAGAAGTTGTATTTATGAAAGGATTTTTTGGATTATCATGGATAAATGATAGAGAAGCACTTGTTGATTATATCAATGAATACAAAAATGATTTGGTCATTATCGGTAATATTTATGAAAATCCAGAATTGTTAGAAGGTGATATAGATGAGTAAGACCATAAAAGGAATTTTTGTATTAAGCTTCCTTAACCTGGAAGCAGAGCCTACACTAAAATGGCAGGATTTTGAACGACTTAGACAACTGATATTACCGATAGTGAAAGATATTGACTGCGATATTATCATAACAAATAAACCTCTAATGGCAATAGATAGAGAAAATTTCAAAGACTATCTTGAAGGATTGCTTGAAGAGGTTAAGAAACTTGAAAAAGATAAAGGTGAGAGATATGGTTGAAGTTTTTGAAGCTCAAAACTTGAAGAATAAGATTTTCAACGGCGAGATTACTAATGTGTTTGAGAGGGAGAACGCAATAAATTGGTTAAAGATTCATGGATATTGGGATGACTCCGACAGGGAAAGAGAAAAAAGGATGTTTGGAAGGTGGTAATGGTGAAAGTAAAACGATTAATTGAGATTCTTAAAACTTTTGAGCCAGAACTTGAAGTGGTAGTAGAGTTAAGTTGGTTAAGACAGTATCCCACTAGAAGATATCCTGACGAAGAAGTTAAGGAAGGAGAAATTGGTATGGTTGCTTTGTATAATAATGGAAAAGAAGATGTTGTTTTTCTCGAATGTAAAGGACAAGATGAGGTGTAATAGAAATGAGCCAGAAGATGACATTTACTAAGGAAGAACTCAAGAAGCAAAAGCTTGAGGATGAGTATTGGCAAGAGTTAGAAGCAAAACATTTTTGTGAGATTGAAAATGGACAAGGAAAGAATGAAGAGGCTTAAGTATCCAAACTATGTGCCTGCATGGTATGATCCAAAGATATCATACAGGATTATGCAGGAGTTTGGAGATAAATCTCTTGAATTGAAAGAATATCTTGAAAAAGGCATATTGCCTTGGAAGGGTGAGAAAGATGAAATGTGATTATTGTGGGAAAGAGATTGAAGACACAACCAACTCTACAATACGTGTCTTCAAAGAATCAAAAGTAAGAGATGGTAAGACACAGCTTACCGAAATCCAAGTCTTCTGTGACACGCCATGCTATCTAAACCATATTCTACGCATGGTGCATAAGAGTGTGGAAGATATTGACGAGGATACATTAGTAGAACAACCACAACAACAGACACAGACATACGAGCAACATATACAAGAGAATCCTATACCTGAGGGTGTAGTGCCAGAGGTTGATGTGCCAGAGGAGCCTGTGGGTGTGCCAGATATAGAAGATGCTGCACCAACCACAACGGATAACATTGTGATCAAAGAAGAAGATATTGAAGACGAGCTTCCACCGCTTGTCGATGATACACAGGAAGAAATACAGCATAATGAAGAGATAAAACTATAGGTGGTGAGAATGATATATAGCAAAGAATTAGATATAGCCATCGGACAGGCAATAAACCTGCTTGCTAAGGAAGCCATAGCTAACAGAGTACCAATACTACAAAACATCACAGAACAGAAAGTCATGGAAGTCACAAAACAAATACTGCAATGCAGGAGCTATATCATTACAAACATGATGAAGATGTAAGCTATGATGCTCAATAGTGTTGGTATGGGGAAACTATGATTACCCTCCCGATGATCTCACAACCCATAAACCCATACCAACACACTATAACATAAAAGGTGATGTAAAAAATGTATATGCAAAATCCAAACCAAAACATGCAACCAGCACAACAAAACTTGTTCAATACCCAGCAACCTATGCCTGAAGGTGTGTATCAAAACACACCACAAGGACCACAACAAATCCAGCCACAAACCATGCAACAAAAAGAGCCAACGTATCAACAGCATGGTGTGGTTGTAGAAATGGCATATGTAGGCAATGGCGTGACAAAAAATAATATACCCTGGCAGAGGTATAAGCTCAAGATTGATGGACAGACTGACGGATTACATACTTATAACCTATTCGTGAGTCCGCAAGGCAAGATACAACAACCACCACAGCTTGGAGAATATGTGAGATTTGGCTATGTGCTACAGCCAAACCCTAACACACCACATAATCCAATACGAAAGATTATCTGGCTTAACAAAAGTAATCAGACACCACCACAACAATTACAAAACAGAGCTATGCAAGCTCAACAGTATCAACAACCAATGCAACAACCTATGCAGAACACAACACCACAACAGCCCGTACAGGCAGATGGTTTTGTAATACCTAAACCTATCGGAGAGTTTGTCCAGATATATAGAAACGCTGTGCAGAACACCAACACAAAACCATCGCTTAATCATTTTGTGGGAACGTATTATGTGAACTTCTCACATGACGAGCTTACAAAAGAATTGATGGAGACTTTCAAGAAAGAGTTTGAGAATCAACCAGACCAACCAAAATTATGAGTGATGTGGAATGGATGAGTTTAATAATGTGTTTCAGGCAATGTCAAAGAAAGAGGTAAACAAAGAAACCAATAGTCAGCAAGAGATGACAGTATTCACAGACGTAGTAGAATACAAATTCCTACTGCTTTTCACACTGTATCCTAATGGGAAACTGTATCCACGCATCGTGCCGATTGGACAGAATACTAAGGCTAACAAGAAGCCAAAGGTCAAGAAGAAAGAAATACAACAAGAAATAGTGGATGAAGAGGTGTACTGAATGAGGAAAGAGTGTCAACCGTTTCATTTAGATGTACTTGCGGAACATAATAGAAGCATGTTCGACTCGCTCATCTATCCAGAGAATATTGTATCACAGAACATGAAAGAGATAGAAGATTTCAGGTCCGATGACGAGAGATGGAATTCTGAGAAACTCTACAAAGGCTACTTCGCAAGGAAAGACAGGACATTGTATTGGCTTGACGGGTTTGTGAGATATAAAGGGGAAATAGTGTCTATCCTGGATCTGCTACCTGTTCGGGTTAAGGATACTATAGAACTCACGCTTAAGCAAGACGTTGTGCTTGAAGTTGTAAATCCTGTACCGTTCAGGATCAGACCTGAGAAAACCATGACGGTGAGAGAGCTTGTGGATGATGTCATGCCTTTCGAGCATACACACCCATTGCATTTCAAGCTTGTGAAGATCATAGCCATCATGGGATTGGCAGGGAAGATATTTGTATGCTTAACCTCTGAACCAAGCTTTGCCAAGAGTTCTATATTTGAGGTATGGCATACAATTACGGATAGATGTCCTGTTTTTAAGCCTAGGTCTATCCCTGGAACACTGAACAAGATTAATGCTGTAGGAAACATGGTGTTTGATGAGATACATGATTGCAAGAAAGAAGTTAAGGACATAATGGAAGAGATGGCACTGCAAATCGGTGGTGGGAAGCCTGTATATATAAATGGAGCAATGAAGTCTGCACTCACAAAGAACAAGTATGACTGCAGAAATCAATCTCTGACATTCCTGTATAACAATGTGGAGAACTATAAGAACCCAGAGAAAGAGTATTTCGAAGTCATATTCTCTAATAACAAAGCCATAGATGACAGATTTCTCAAGCTTAGATTTGATGGTGTCCTGCTTGAGAAGTTTGATAAGGAGTTTGATATAGTAGGGACTGCTGAGAAGAACAAAGAGCTTTACATCAAGATAGCTAAACAGATAGAGTTTCTATCATTGGTGCGTAGAAGAAACGCATACCAAAGACGGTTTAAGCCATACAGAATGCCAAAACTTAGTAACAGGCAACTTAATACTTATGAGGAAATAACATGGCTCATAGACGCTTATTCGAAGTCTCAGAATGAATATAATGAGCTTGTGGAAGTGCTTAACCAAGCCATAGAGAAATATAGGAAAATGGTAGAATTTTTTAGACAGACAACAGAAATTACAGTATTGACAAAGGAAGAGGTTGTCGAAGAGCTTACGCCTGGTGAGGATGATGACTAAGGAAGAAGTGTCAAAGAAGATACAGAGACAAGAGAAACTACACCTGCTGCTAAAGTATGCTTTGAAATGCTGGAAGAATAATCCAAAGCTTAGACTTAAATGGACTAAAGGAACAACCGAACATGAAGGGTTTAAACTGTTCTGGATAGCCACAAGGAAAGATATAGAAAACGCTATCAAGCACAAGTATGACGTGATGTTCGATGCAGAGTTCACAAAGTTTAGTATCATTAACCCACGACAACCAAGCAAGAAGAAAAAGGTTAAGATCAAAGAAGATGATGTTTTTAATGCAAAGATAGCCAGTAAGATTATAAAGAAACAGCAGAGAGAGTTCGAAGAGAAGCTTGCTAATGGAGACCTGCCATTACCAGTAATACTGAACGAGTACTTTCATAGAACTGGCAAGCATTTCATCCCGCCAGAACAATACTATGGAGACCATGACGTCTCTAGATCTATAATCTATATGTATGATGTCCTGGTTACATGGGATGGGTTAAAAAGAAGAGGATTTATGGTATTCAATGATAAGACGTTCAAACCAAGAGAATATCTAAAACTATAAATTTGAGGTGGTAGAATATGAAGTTTGATAAAAGAGGAAGACCTAAGAAATCCAAAGTCACAGCTGTTGTTTTGGCTTGTGTATTCGGTATTTGGAGTTGGGCATACACATATAAGTTCGATGCATGGAAGTTCTGGCTGAACCTTCTGCTTATCTTCGTAACGATAGGCTACTGGGGCATAGTGGCTTATGTGTGGGTTATCATAGACCAAGCTATAAAGCCAGAAGAGTTTTATGACAAATATTACTCAAACTGATAAAAATGGAAATAGACAGGATATACCACAAAGACTGTATTGAATTAATGAAGGAGATGCCAGAGGATTACATTGATTGTGTGATTACTTCTCCGCCATATAATGCTAGTTATAGGAAGGATTCCTATAATAAGAAATATATAGAATACGATGACAACCTACCAGAAGAAGAATATCTTCAATGGATTAGAAAGGTATTTAGAGGTCTAAAGAAAGTGATTAAACCTACAGGAACAATATGGTTTAACTTTAACTACACACAAAGGACCCAAACACTGCCTTATAAAGTGTGTCTTGCTGCAGTAGATGAAGGTCTTATGCTAAAAGAGACTTTGTGTTGGTATAAGAAGAACGCAGCACCGATAACATCTGAAAAACAGTTTACACGAACATGGGAATTTATATGGTTGTTTGCTAAATCAGAAGACTACAAAATATATAAACAACCGTCAAAAGAGATAAAAGGACAGATGTTTTATAAACCTTTGTATAATTTTATTGACACATACATCCATATGGAGAATCAATATTCAAAACTTAAGATCTCAGAAGTGCATCATGCAGTATATCCTGTCGAACTTGTGAAGAGAATACTCTCTTTCTCAACAAAAGAAGGAGATTTAGTATATGATCCTTTTATTGGTTCTGGGACTACTGCTGTGGCATGCAAACAAATGAACAGACACTACATAGGATCTGATATTACTCAAACATATGTTGAACTAGCAAACCAAAGGCTTGCACAAGAAACTTTGATAAGGTGGTCTGAATGAGTAATAAAACATACGGATTAAAGAAAGAAAGGGAAGTTATGAAGATGCTGTATGAGGATAAAGACACTTATTATGTGCAGAGATCAAGAGGATCATTCGGTGCTTTTGATGTTGTTGCTTTCACTAAGGATTATGTTAAGCTTGTGTCTGTGAAATCTACAAAAAAGAAGTATGCTTCTTTCAGGAAAGAAATCGAACATCTTTATAATGTTCCTGTACCTTCATACTGTAAGAAATATCTATACATTTACTGGTCTCCAAGAAAAGACAGGAAGTATAAAGGATGGCAAATCATAAAAATTAGTGAGGGTGATTAAATGGCTAAATGCATTGTGTGTGGGAGAGAACTAACAGGAAGGCATATAAAGTTCTGCTCTAGAGAGTGTTATCTTGTATTTAAAAAGATGAAAATCCTTGAAAAAAATAATAAAAGAAATAAACAATTTAAAGACCTGCCACAAAAAGAACAAGAAAAGATTATATTAGAATTCTCTAAGGCATACATGGAAATTGTGGAAGAAGAGCTTAAACAACACCCAGAACTTATCAAACCAAAGATACAAAATGATGAAGAAGAAGAGAAGAGGTTTAAGAAAGAGCATGAAATCAAAACACCAACAAGGTGCAGAGCAATTACCAAAGATGGCAAGAGATGTAGTAGAAAGAGTGTTCTTCAAGGATACTGTCTCACTCACTGGTTTATGAGAAGAGGTATGTTAAGAAGGAAAAAGAGGTGATAAATATGAATGAACAAGAAAGAGAAAAAACAGCAGTTTTATTGGTTGTGTTGGGTCTGATGAAGAGGTTTGATATTACAGTGGAAGATTTGAAGTTCTTCTACAAGGACCTTGAAGTGTGGTTTGATAC